TCAAAGTGACTGCTCCAAAATCCGCGTGCGTCTTCAAAGTTTGCGACGCCCACGAGAAGCCAGTAACAGACGCATCCGCACCACCGACAGTACCAGAGATACACGCAATCGGTGTAAGAGATACCGTACCAGTTGGCGATGAGTAGGCATTATTCAAAGCATAAAAGCTTGTTTCGGCACCATCAATACCAGTAGTGGAATTATAATCAAGATTCACACCACCAGTGATCTGGGAACCGACCTTGCCACCACCATACAGGGAATAATCCTGTGTACTACCAAGACGAGTCTCATTAAACGTGAAGTCCATGAAGAAGATCAGGCCCGAGGGCAAGCTCATCGGCTGGACGGAAACGAGTTCGTTAGCAATTAAGCCACCGAAAACGCGTCGAACGATTGGGAATGCGACGGCTGCGAAGCCCTCAACATCACCAGCGCTCATTGACGAAGCTTCACGGAGAAGCTCCTTTGCTTGGTTTTCCAAGAGACGGGCCATGCCGTTCTTGGTACGATCGTTATCGAGACCCTCTAAAAGACCAGTCTTCTCCCACTTGTTGAGAAGAGCAGTACCTTCAGCACGGAGGTCGCGATTTACGATGTCTTTTGTTAAACTTTCTACGATAGTTGACATTGTTTAATCCTCCTATAAATGTTAAATGTCTATTCCTGCTAGCCGCTTCATGCGGTTAGTAAAATCGTCAGAGGTTGTATCCTCTGTTCTAGCTGCTTTAATAAGCAAAGGCGAAGGTCGGCGTGCAACTGCTTCACTCAGTGATTCTGGCCTTCTTTTTGAAGTGCTCTCCACTGCGTTTACGAGAGTTTCGTACATAATCTTCGCGTTATCTACACTAGCCGCTTCTTGGATAGATTCGACAATCTTATTTTTCTGTCGAACATTTAACTTATCATCAGATAGCACTTGGTTTGTGTAAACCAATTTGGCATTCATTAGTTGAGATTCATCAAACGCCATGCGGAGTTTTTTGAATTTATCTAATAATGAATTGTAACCATCTTTTAACTCTTCGGCCTTTTTGGACGCTGAGTCAAAATTCTTTTCATACTTAGCATTTTCTTTAATTAATTTATTTTTATGTCTGCTAAGTGATTCGTTCTTTTTCTTTAATTCTTCGGCCTCTTGTTTAAGGGCGGCCACGAGTAAATTAAATTCGTCTTGTTCGGTATCACTGCCAAATGGATTTCCCTCTTTTACAGATTTCCACGCAATTGTAATGGCCTCTTCTAAGGAGCTTTCCAACCTTTCATTTAATTCTATTTCTGCCAAATAGGCTTCATGCGTTAAATCGGGGTGGGCCTCATCACACGTTTGACCTTCATGAGCATCAGAGCCTTTGTCATCTTTGTCATCCGGGTTTATTAACTTGGCCTCTTCCATAGGCTCACCGGCCATTTCAGCTAATAAAGAATCATCTAATTCAATTGATTCTGCTAAATTACGAGCAGTTGGACCGCTGTCAGGGTTTAATTCGTATTCTGATAAGGCGTCTAAATTAATCTCAACAACCTCATCTTCTTTTGGATACTTTGTTTTTCCAATCGTTAGGTCATCAAAAGCGGCGTACTCTAGTTGCGTGGGAACTTTATCTTCATCGGTTTTGGAACCTTCAAAATCCACAGATGGTTTTGCCTCTTCGCCACCAAGGCCGAGGTCCATGCCGCCGCCACCATCTAGACCGCCACCAAGACCCAAGTCTTGTTCAATTAAGTTTTCCATTTCTTCTTTTAATTCGCGTGAATATTTCTCAAGAATCGCAGACTCGGCATTGCGAGATGCGACTCTCTTTAGCTCTTCAGCTTCGACAATTGCTTGCTCTAACATCGATGACATGTGGTAGCTCCTACACTTATGCTATAGTAAATAGTAATTAAAAGTTTAAAATGACTTATACAGCCGACAGAGCTTTTGAAAGTCGCGATGCCTCACTATTTGTAAGAAATCTTTTTATAATTATAAAGTCGGAAACGCTGCCTCTGAGTCTGCCATTGGCATTTACAGTGTTATTTGATGTATTTAATTGTTCGCCACCAATAATTCCAAGTTGGTTTTCCACAAGATGCCCTGGATCAACATCATCATTGGTAAGAGCACCTGCCAAGTCTGCGCCGCCTTTATAGATTTTTAAAATGTGGGTGCGGCCGATGCCCTGATTAAAGAGTGTTTACCGGCGGCGCGGTGGACAATGTTTTGTTTGCCGGCAGACGTGGAACTAAGTGACTTCGCTGTTTTAGCGCCGAAACCACTTCTCATTTAACCGATACCGCCATTATAAATTGAGTCAGAACCAGACCAGTTATTAGATAGATTTTCTACTTCAATCATGGTCATCCCAGCAATAACAGAAGCGGTCGAGGCTGCTGAATCGCCTGAGAGGAAGATACTCTTAACTCTAAACTCGCCAGTATAAGACTCACCATTATCTAAAATAAAGTAATGATTGTTTGTTGAAACACCCAATTCACTAAATCCAACTCTTAATTTAGCTGACGATCCACTATGTTCGTTAACAACGGTAACAAATTTAGTAATAGTTGGAAACTCAATCTCCGTCACAGAAGAATTGCTAACTACAATACTAGCGCTGGCATAGGGAATGCCACTTAATTGATACTGTCCTACAGCATTTAATCCGGGTTTTGCAAATTGAAATTCAGCCATTTTTTAATCCTTACTTGTTTGTCTCTTGAGCCATTTTCTTAATTAGTTTTAAGCGGCGCTTTTTTTCTTTTCTTCTTTTGTCAGAAGGCTTTTCATAATAGCGGCGGTCTCGCACCTCTTTTATTATTCCAGCTTTTTTCACAGCCCTATTAAATCTTTTAATAAGAACTTCTGGGGGGATGTTACCTTTGTTGGTTACTTGAACATGTACTGGCTTACCCATCTGATAACCTCTTATTAATAGCGCCCCATTTGCCAAAACCGGGAATGTTTGAAATATTTAAGCCCGGGTCTTCGGGTTCCACATTCGACATCGGATCGGCGTTTGGCTTCCCAGAGGCTTGAACCTCTGATAATGCAGAGGTGCCTTCAAAAGGATCAAAGTTGCCAAGCTTTTCAGCAATGGCTTTTCGCATCTTCTTTCTGGTTTCGTTTAGTTGTTTGCTTTCTTTTTTTGGTTCTTTAACAAATTTTGTAAAAGGCTTCTCCTCTTTAACAATTTGTTTTTCTGGTGTTCCCTGCGATTCTCTAATAATAGAAGAAAGAACGCCCTCCTCAAAGATGATTTCTTTGATGCATTCTTTTATTAGTGGTTTTAAAACCTTTTTTAGTTTATTATTTTTCATAGCTCAATATATCGTTAAGTATTCTATTAATTTTATCTGCCTTTGTAAAGATGTTTGGCTCTTTTCCCTCACGAAGCATGAAAGCTCCTGTAGTAGAAGGTTCAGAAACTAAATCAAAGCAAATCAATTGGAAGTCATCTTGTACTATGGTCTTGCTGCCTTCGTTGCGAGTAGACCCTAAGCCCCTTGAAGAAATTCCCAACTTTACTCCACCCTTTAAAAGCTCAATAGCTGTTTTACCAGCATGTGTTTCTAGAAGTCTAATTTTGCCTATGACATCATCGCCATCCATGTTGATCTCAGTGACAATGTGAGAAGTGTTTTTTAATTCCACTACCGAACTTTCCGGGTGGTCTAACTCTCCAACTGCTCGGCCCTCGCGAACCAATTTTTTATAGTTTTCGACTTCTCTTCTTAAAATGTCAAGGGGATAAACTCTACCGTTACCATTAGTTGCGCCGGCTCTTTGCATGACGCCGGCTAGATAAATTTCTTCGCCTTCGTCCATTCGCTTTTTTTCTTCTTCTGTGAGAAGATCACGGTTGGGCGTTAGCTCTATAAACTCTGTTAAAAGTAGTTTACTCATTAATTCTTCCCCGACGATGCCGAAACAATAGCATAGGCGTTCACGATCTCGGCGTCTGAAAGTCCCGCAAAAAAATCTCGTGCGGCATTAACGGCCGCTGGGTTGGCTCCTTGCTCATTCAGCTTTCGGACTTCTTGAAGAATGATTTTGGTGAGTTCGCCTTTTGTAAGTTTTACTTTGTTCATTTAAAAATCTCCTGCGGGGGCGGCCCGCTTGATACACTTGCCTCTACAACAATTCGTTGGAGGCCGAAGCATCCAGTGATTAGCCGTGTAAATGTTAATTTGATTTGACATTTATTCCTTCGTCTCCCATCATCATACACAAAGCATAGCTTGTGCCAGAACTTAGCCAACCACATAAAAGCAAATTAACCATCGTAACTTCAAAAGTAAATAGTTCAGTCCAAGGCGAAATTGAACAAACTAAAACACCAGCCCAAAATCCGAGACACATGGGGCAGCGAAAGAAGTGATAATCCGGCCTTATCTTATTGAAAATTGAACCGTATGCTAGTAACTGGGTTAAGCCATAGCAAATTAAAATAAACCATAGCATCTTAAATCCTGTAAAGCAGTCCGTAGGGTTTTGAATAGTCCGAACCCGGAAGCGTTCCCTTTTCCGCTGATTGAGGGACCTTTCCATAAGGTGTTGTCTCATCAGCAGGGGGATCAACATACATGTCCTCAACATCATCTAAATAATCGTCAAGAGTCGTATAATCATGACCGTGCCTTTCTATGTATGTCTTAGTTAAAAGAAGAACCACCTGTAGCACGTCAACTTCATCGTTGACGGCATAGAATCCCTCTAAAGAGCGAAAAGTTGCGCCGCTCCTAATAGAACCCAAGGTTAATGCGCCCTTATCCTGTAAATAAGTAAGATAGTCATTTTGCATCGGGTAGGTATCACGATTCACATGTTGTTTTGGCATCGTGACAATTTTATTCTTAAAAGGTATTAAAATAATATTAAAAAATCGGTTATCGTAAATAATAATGTTATTATCTAACGTCTTTCTAGCATTTAATTTAACACTAAAAATAGGCCCCCTAATGTGTACCACTAAATCAGCAGGAGCTTCAGGGTCAATACCCGCAGCCTCTACTTCTTTTTCGCCAACTGAAATTTCAAGTGTCATTGCTGTTGAATCTCCCCAACCAAGTCTTGTGTTTTAAGAAGCAAGATTAAATCAGCTTTTTCATAATTTCTTTTATTTTTAAAGCCTTCTAAAAGATCTAAAACCTGTACTGCTTTACTCTTCATGTTTTCATCAGTCTTAAATTCTTCGGTAACAAGACTCTCTTTCAACTCTTCTTTTAGCCTTTGTAATTCTTCGTTTATAAACAGTCTAAGCTCTGTATCATCGGCATCGATGCTACCCATGTACTTTGAAATTAAAGTTTTTTGTTCTGTGAGGAGTGAGCCAAATGTTTTATTAAACTTCTTAATAAATGTTTTTATTACCACTTCATCTAAAGGCTCTTCGGCCTCAACGTCCTTTTCTTCGGTGGCGACCATTGATTGAACGATTTTCTTTTCTAAAAGAACCTTGTTTTTAACATTTACATCGTCCTCATGAAATATTTGATAAGCAGTCGCTAAATTTTTATAGTTTGAAACATAATTTTGAAATACAGAAGGGGCTAGTTCATGATTAATAGTATGAATGGCCTCAGTATGTTCGTCGCGAAGATCCTTATTGCCAAAAGTAGAATAAGCTCTGCGGACTTCATATAAAATCTTTTCTGCTGTTATGTAATCAACCTCTCTTGTTTCTAAAATCGCCTTATACAACTTTAGTTCCTTGTACATTAACTTGTTTTTATTAAAGACTTCTTTTATAACCCTTCTAACTTTTTTTCCATACTCTACGTCTTTATTGATTGTAGCCTTGGCAAACTCGCGAGTCAAAGCTTCAAAAACAAATGCCGGGTTTCTCTTTTTATTATGCTTAAACCTCATCTTTTTTCTCCAGTCCATCAACTATCTTATCTGCCCTTTCAGTTAATGATTCTAACTGTGCCTCTAAACTATTATAAATAGTTTGCTTTGCCTCAACCATACCACGAGTTAATTGTTTAATGTCTCTTGATGCTCCAGCGGTATGTAGGGCATTCGCTACTCGACCTTTCGTCCCATTTTTCTTTTTATCACGCCACGCAGGGACTGGACTGTACTTTTTATTGCCAGACTTACCAGCGCCGACGTACTGCACAGTATTATCACTATAAGTTATTTTAGTAGGCTTTTTATCGTCGCGTTTGCCGGCACCCGGCTCAACTAAAAGAGGTGTTTTTTCTTCGGGGCCGGTTGGGGCTTCTTCGGTTGGAGCTTCGGCACCTAGTTCACCACCAAGCTCTGCTTCTCCACCTAGCTCACCGCCAAGCTCACCGCCAAGCTCTCCTCCTGTTTCTGCGCCCAAATCGCCTGCTGTGCCGGGGGAATCAAATCCCGGCTCTTGTGTGGCGGCTTCAAGGGCTGTATCAATTTTCTTATCAAAGAACCTTTCTCTTTGATTACGCAGGAACTCTTCATTATCTAAGCCAAAGATGTTTTCAGCAATCCAGCGACGACTAAATAACGTATCTTGGGCCGCGCCGGCAACACTAAACTTTTGGTTAATGAACTCTAATTCTTGCATTTGGGCAAGACGACTTGGGTTGCTTAGAGAAAGATCAAAAGAAATAATGTCCTCGCCTCTATAGCCTAAAGTATAAAGGTGGATGATGCCAATTTTTTCTAGCTCGCCAATAACGGCTCTTTGAAGCCTTTGAATTGTTCGGGCAAAACGAATGTCTTTTTGGGCTAAGGTAGTTTTCTCTTCCTGCATTGTATCTTGCTGGGCCAAATAGGACTTTGGAATCTTAATAGCTGAGAATAGTTTGTCTCTTAGATAATTTACATCTTCAATTGCTGCAGCATTTTGGCCGCCCGGGAGAGTTTCAATGGCCGTTGCAGAACCGGCACGAACTGGTAAATAATAATCCTCTTCCACTGACATTGGGTTATAACGAAGATCAATATTACCATTATCTTCATTAATCACTTGATGTCTTTTCATGTTGGTAATGACTTTTTGCATGTATTGTTCAATGTCTTCAGGCGAAATCCCCCCAACATCGATCTTAAAAACTCTTCTCTCTGGTGCCCTTACAATACGATAGGCCATCATCGCGTCTTCCATCAGAGTTAATTGTCTCCAAATACGACGAGCAGACTCTAAAACAGAAGTGCCGTAGGGGGCATACTTGTCATTTCCTAAAATACGAAAATGGGCCATTTGCCAATTCTCAAAAGTAAGACCACCCGAATTCCACTGGTATTGAATATAATTGGGATTGCCCTTGTCTTCGCCCTCCAGTCTCTCAATTTCTCGCGTGGGTAGCCCAATCGCAGAAGTAATTCCCATTTTTTCGTCAATGTCTAAATAAAGAAAGTAATCTCCGTATTTACACATGTTTCGACACCAACTAAAAAGATTTGATTCAACGTTTAAAACAGTATAAAACAATTCTTTTAAAATACTCTTTAATTCTTCGTTATGACATTTAATATTAAGAAGCGGCGTTAAAATACTGTGGGTAGTCATCTCGTCGGCATAAATGTCTAAAGCTGATGCGAGTTCGGGCGTGTATTCCATCTGATCAAAATCTAAATAGCGCTCGGCACGATTATGATTAATCATGATAGACGTATTCATATAGTTGTAAGGATTATAGCGCGATCTTTTAAAGTCTAAGCCGGCCAAGGATTTGAAGCGAGTTGAATATTTATTTAAATTTCTTTTTCTATCCAAAGAAGGCGCCTTGGATTTATAATTGACGATTGGACCAGAAAAGATTCTAGTTAACGCCTTAAAGAGGGGAGCCACTTCATTTCTTGGATTTCTACTTTGATCTGCCATTACTACCCCTTAAACAACCACGCAAATTGTTGAGCTTGGTTGTATTTTTTTCTTATTTTTCCGCTAGCCTTTTCATTATACCCTAATTGACCGGGAATTTTAGTGTTCATATTCTTTTTACCAATTGAAATTGCTCCTACCATGGCATGTCTATATTGTAATTCCCGCTGGTTGATGACCAAAGCAATATCTCTAATCCAGCACGCAATAGCACAAGACATAACCAAGTCATCATTATAACTTCTCATAGCTTCCGCCCTTCCGTTATTCCAAATAAAAGTTTTCATTTCATTAGCTAGTCGCGTAGAGTTTACTGTAATTAGTTTTGTGCGAATGAACTCTTCGAACTTGGCAATAATCAAAGGTCTGGTCTTAGAAGACATAGTTACGCCCGGTATGGCATTTGAAACCACTTCAGCCTCATGTCTATCAATAAAATTATGTGAGTGTTTAGTTGAATAATAAAGATTTGGGTGTCTCTTATCCTTGAGCTTATCTAATACCGTCATGCCAATAGAGTTATTTTCAACGATTGTCAAACAAAAACCGTACTCTCTGCTAGCCTCAAAAATCATTTCAGCATAAACATCCAACGTTGGCTTTCCTTGGTACTCAGCAACCTGAGTCATTGTATCTGTCTCAAACACCTGAAAGGCTGAAAAATCTTTCCCGTCACCACGGGCAACGTCAGCCACAAGGGCATATTTCTTTCCCTCTTCAAAAGATTCCCAAATCCAAAAATTTCTATCGTGGCCGGTTTTATATTTTGGTTCACACAAGCCTTTTTGAATTCTCTCTAAGTCTTCGCCGTGAATCAAGGTTTCCCCTGAAAAGTTAAAAGAGCATTGAAGTTCTTGGGCAATTTGGCGGCGCGACATGTTTCTGGTTTCTTTTTTAAACCACTCTTCGTCCCTGTCTGGATGTCTGCTCCATTGCAAAGTGATGGGGTAAAAATCGTTCTTTCCTTCCTCGGCGTCAGTAAATGTTTTATGGAACCAGTTGCCAACGCCATTAGGAGTAGATAGCGCAATACATCGACCACCAGTTGATAGCGTCGGGTATAAACCAGTCCAAAGTTCGTCTAAGCCTTCAATGTGAGCCGCCTCGTCAACTACCAATAGTGTTAATGCTTCAGAACGACCAGCGTCTCCCGATGTAGATGACGCCTTAATCTGTGATCCGTTGACCAACTCAAAAGAATTTTTATTGTCTGTGGTAATTTTAGCGATCATCAACCACGGAGGAAGTGACTTCATCATAAATTTAACTTTTTTTACTAAGTTAGAAGCGGTACTAAGTTTAGTCGCCACCACTAAGATGTTTTTGTCTCTGTGGAAAAGCATCATCCAGCAGATATATGCTGCGGCCGTTGTCGAAATACCTAACTGGCGGCCTTTGTTGATTACATTAAATCTGTGTTCGTTAAACTTTTCGATACAATCCTCTTGGAAGTCATAAAGATTAAAAGGTATTGTTCCTTCCAAAGGGTGGGAAATTCTACAAAAATTATTAATAAAATAACTCGGGTCCTTACCACACCGAATGATTTCAGCAACAACTTGTCTCTTTGTTAATTTAAAAGCCATTAAAGTAATTAGAACTTACGCCAGAAAGGCTTATAAGCTAATGTCTTTTTGAGTTTTTCTTCTTTAAGGCCGCGCAACATGTTATAGAAATTAGGTTCAGTTTTGGTATCGCCGGGTGCCTTTGGCTCTTCCTGATTCTTCATACCGCCAATCTTATAAATACATTGTGCCTGTACAACAGTTCTTAACTTGTTAATCGGTTGAATCACGATGTCAACCTCACCTTGGTGCTTGAGGGATAAATTTACACCGGTGGCTTTTTTAGCTTCTTTCTTGACATACTTAATAATGTCTGCGAGTCTTTGTTCGATCTCTCTTTGGTATTTTCCCAAGCCCATCTTGTGAATGCCGCGTAGGCCACTCATAGTTTCTTCAGTGTGGTACTTAACAATTAAAAGATCACCCTGAAGACTTAAATCAAAACCATCCATTACACGACTATCTAAAACCGGATTTCCCTTGTTTCTACGCAGCCCCTTTACAAGAGGTTCCCCTTTTTCATCTTTGGCCCCATCGTATGAATTTGCCATGGCGGCGCTGATACCTTGGATTATTTTGTGAACTTTATCGTCATACATTAGTTTTTCTTCCATTCGCAACGTTGGCAATGGCCAACTTTTTTAACAAGCACTTTGTCCCTTTTTGACAACTTAAAACTATCACATTCAGGACACCTGTCAACTCGTCTATTATTAAATAGTTTAGACGTGATTAAAATCCCCCCTTGTTCTTTGGTGGAGGAAGAGGATCCTTCATTTTGCACACGCTCTTTTAATTGTTCTAAGTACTCTTTTTCCTTTTCATCATCCCAATAAGAGGCAGGATTTTGAATTGCGTCTTCGCCCCAGCGCTTTTGAATTGCCTTTTCAATTTTGACTATGTAATTTAAATCCTTCTCTTTTTTCATTTCGCTGTCTGCACCGCCGCATAAAAAATACCCAACGATAAGGCAACGCCGCCTATAAAACCACCAGCAAACCACCAATGGTTGTGTGAGTTGGGTTGATTAAGTGTTATCTTTTCAAGATGATCAATTTGATTA